CAATACAAACTACTTTGTCAGTTTACAATCTCTAATGATGGCAATTTTTCTTCTGATGTTTTTTCTGAAGTACCAAAATTTTTCATTGGGGTAAAAAAATACGATGATATTGAAAGTATTTTACCAGAAGATTCTTATAATCAAAAAGAAATTATGAGATGTGTAAGTGAACAAACAATTGAATTTCCAAATTTAGATGTAAAATTTAAGTTCGAAGATAAAGTAATGAAAAAGTTTCAATCTTACTACCCAGCAGATATCAATGGTGATTTAGTTGTAAAATCATATACCCAACTTCCTATTATTATAAAGAAGTTTAAAGGTTATGAAGATTATACTGCTGAGTATGAGTTAAGAGCTTATACTGATGTTGCTCAAAAAACTGAACCAGCTAAGTATAGTAAAATGCTAAAAGCTATTACTAAAGATTGTGGTATTAAATCCACATCATCTGTTAAAAAACAGATTATAAGAGGTGATAAAAGTAGAGTTACTCGATTAAGACACTCTAAACTTATGTACATGAATAAACAAGGTACTATCCACTCTATTGTAGATTTGGGTAGTTCTTTTCCACTTGGAATTACTATTCTTTGTAGACATAAGGGAGGGGTTTCTGAATACGAATTAGCACAGAAATCATCTGATGTTCCAATTACACTTGTAGAAAAGTGTAAAAAGGAAGTTAAAGATTATCTTGATAAAAATCAAGGTAACAAAAAGGCCTTAATCACAGCAAGAGCTGGTAAGGCTGAAGATAAAGAAACTGATAGAATTGGTGATTTAATCCTTTCTGGTAAAGGAAACCAAATCGTTCAGAATCTTGTTCATTATTCAAATTATGAATTGAAACCATCTGATATTATGAATAAAAACATTTTATCTTATGGTGGAAGTAACAAATATGAACACCGACAAATTGATATGATGTTCAAAAAAGAAGGAGAAAAGCCAATAATGATTATTGAGTTTTTTACTGATAAAATTTGGGAACACATTGATAGATTGATTGCATTATCAAGTAATCAAAGAAGTGCTAGACATTTTGTACTTGTTGTTGATAAGTGGAATGATGCTCATTATAAAGATTATATTGAGAATCATTATGCATCAGTAACAGATGAAAATGGTCAACCACTTAACTTCATAGTTACAACTTATTCTGATTTGGAAGATACGTCAGACTTAAATCCGTATAAAAGATAATGAATAAGTAGATATCAAATTAATCCAATATTCTTTGAATAAAATTTGGATATATGAAAATAATTTCGTATATTTGTAACAAATAAAACTTAAAAGGTTATGAACAGATATAATGAGAAACAATTAGAAGAAAACTATAACAAGTTTATAGAAGCAATAAAGAAATCATTTGAAGGAGAAAGATTAGAAAAACTTCTTCATATGTACTCGATGGATGAATTAGGACCAAACCTAATGTTATCTCCTGCAAGTGGGAATATTAACTTCCACAATGCATATGAAGGTGGTTATATTGACCATGTTATGAATGTTGCTAGAAACGCTCTCCGTATGATGAAGTTATATAAAGAGGCTGGTGGTAAAGTTGATTTTACCCAAGAAGAACTTCTCTTCACTGCCTTTCATCACGACTTAGGGAAACTTGGTCAAAAAGGTGAACTTCACTATATCGATAATGATTCACAATGGCATAGAGAAAAATTAGGAAAAGTTTACAAAAACAATCCTAAGATTCCACATCTATCTCACACAGATAGAACAATCTTTTTACTATCACAATATGGTATTCAGTACAATGAAAAAGAATATCTTGGTATGAAACTTACTGATGGTTTATTCGATGAGGATAATAAGAAATATTTGATTCAATTCGACCAAGAAAAAATCGTTGGTAAAACAACGAACTTAGGTTACATTATGCATTGGGCCGACCATATGAGTACTGTAATCGAAAGAGATGAAATATTTAGAAAATAATAAATTAGTATATGGCAAAACAATTAAAATTTGATGTACAGGCAAGAGAATCTCTAAAGACAGGTTTAGATACTCTTGCTAATGCAGTAAAGGTTACATTAGGACCAAAAGGTAGAAATGTACTTTTACAAAAACAACATGGACAACCACATATTACCAAAGATGGTGTATCAGTTGCAAAAGAAATTGAGTTAGAAGATGTGTTTGAAAACATGGGAGCTCAATTAGTTAAAGATGTTGCATCTAAAACTGCAGATGATGCGGGTGATGGTACAACAACAGCAACTGTACTTGCTCAAGAAATAGCAAGATTAGGATTTGAGGCTGTTGATGGTGGAGCAAATCCAATTGAGTTGAAAAAAGGAATTGATAAGGCGATTAAAATTGTAGTTGAAGAACTTGGTAAACAAGCAATTGTTGTAGGTTCTGATTATGAAAAAATCAAACAAATTGCTACAATATCTGCAAACAATGATTCTACTATTGGTGAACTTATTGCAGATGCATTTGAGAAAGTTGGAACTGATGGTGTAATTACAGTTGAAGAATCTAAAGGTATAGAAACTTCAATGGAGTTGGTAGAAGGTATGCAATTTGATAGAGGATATCTTTCTTCACACTTTGTAACAGACCCTGAAAAGATGACGGCTGTTTTAGAATCCCCATCTATTCTTTTATATGATGGTAAAATTTCTTCAATGAAAGATATACTACATTTATTAGAATCAGTATCTCAACAAAATAAATCATTAGTAATTATTGCTGATGATGTAGAGGCTGAGGCATTGGGAACTTTAGTAGTAAACAAACTAAGAGGAATCTTAAATGTATGTGCAATTAAATCACCAGCATTTGGTGATAGAAAAAAAGAAATGATGAAAGATATTGCTACTTTAACAGGTGGTACTTTTATTACTTCTGAAATTGGATTAAAATTAGAAGAAACTACCATTGAACATTTGGGTAATTGTGAAAAAATTACTATTGGTAAAGATAATACTACAATTGTAAATGGTAATGGAACTACTGAAGATATTCAACAAAGAATTCAACAAATTAAATCACAGATTGAAAACACTACTTCGGATTACGATAGAGAAAAACTTCAAGAAAGATTGGCTAAATTGAGTGGTGGTGTTGCAGTTCTTTACATTGGTGCTGGTTCAGAAGTTGAACTCAAAGAAAAGAAAGATAGAGTAGATGATGCTTTATCAGCTACAAGAGCTGGTATTGAAGAAGGTATTGTTGAAGGTGGTGGTATTGCATTACTTAAAATCCAAGATGTACTTGCTAATATACCATGTGAAGATAGTAATTCAGTTTGTAATGGATATAATATTATTGTAAACGCACTCGCTTCACCAATCTCTCAGATTCTTAAAAATTGTGGTGTAACAGAAGGTTCGGTCTTAGATTATATCAAACAAAATGGTGGTGGATATGATGCTAAAAACGAACAATTTGTAGATATGTTCGAGGCAGGTATCATTGACCCTAAAAAAGTAACGAGAACCGCTATCCAAAATGCAGCTTCAATTGCTGGTATGATTTTAACTACTGAATGTATGGTAGTTGATAAACCAGAAGATAAAACTCAGTTTGTAATGGGAATGCCACAGCAAATTGTTTAAAAGACTTGTGTATATGAAAATAATTTCGTATATTTGTACAAATATAAATTTTAATTAAAATAATAAGATGGAAAAACAATCATTAAATCGCTTCGTATCGAAGTACAATCTTGCAGGTTTAGTAGAATCTGTAAAGTGGGAATCTAAAGAAGGTTCTCTTACAACATCATTCATTTCAGATGATAAATCTGTTTTGGGTAGTGTTACTATGAAAGAGTTTGATTCATCAGATGCATCATTCGGTGTGTATGATACAACCAAACTTACAAAAATGTTATCAGTATTAGGAAACGATGTTGATTTCTCAATCAATGATATTGATGGCAAACCAGTTTCTTTGAAATTCAAAGATGGTTCTACATCAGTAAATTATATGTTGGCTGATTTATCAGTTATCCCTAATGTACCTGATTTAAAACAATTACCAGAGTTTGATACTGAAATCAAATTAGATTCAAACTTCATTACAAAGTTCATCAAAGCAAAAGGTGCTTTACAAGATGAAAATAACTTTACATTTACTTGTAAAGATGGTAACAATGGTTCTGGTCAAATTATCTTAGGATATTCTAATATCAATACAAATAGAATTAACATTGATGTTGATTGTACTTGTTCTAAAGATTCAGTAGAACCTATTTCATTTTCAGCAAACTTCTTAAAAGAAATCTTAGTTGCTAACAAAGAGGCAACAGATGCTACTTTAAAGATTTCATCTTCAGGTTTAGCACATATTTCTTTTGAAGTAGATAACTACGAATCGAATTATTATCTCGTAGAAATTCAGAGTTAATGAGTAACAAATACTTTTACGAAAAGAGTAGATTTAGTGAGTTTAAATCCAACACTACTTATCATCAGTTGTTAGAAATGACTGATGATGAGTTTGTGTCTTGGGCTCGTCTACTTCGTAAAGAAGTTACCGAACAATGGGATGATAGAGGAACTCCTCCTGTTATTGGTAAGAACGAAGAAGGTATTATAAAGAACTTTAAGAAACTTAAATCTAATCCAGCAGATTATTGGGAAAAGGATTTGAGTGGTGATGAAGATTCTTTAGGTATTATTAAAAACTTTAATAAAGATGCATCAGTTGTAAATCAGTTTTTTCCTACAATGTTAAAAACTAAGATTTAAAGTGGTAAATCC